GTTGTAGAAGAAGCGGCTACTCCTCAACTTACAGAAGGTATCGTTCAAAAAGAAGATCACGATTACAAGAAAAGGTATGATGATCTAAAGAAGCACTATGATACGAAACTTAACGAGTGGAGACAAAACCAAGAGATTCTTGAAGCCAAACTCAAGATGGTTGACGCTCCGAAAGTAGATCAGCTTCCTAAGACAGCGGAAGAACTTGAAAATTTCCGTAATCAATACCCTGATGTGTATGATGTGGTTGAAACTATTTCTTCGCTAAAAGCTAATGACCGAGTTTCACAAGTCGAAGAACATCTGGAAGTACTGCGACAAAAGGAAGAAGAAGCAGAACGAGTTACTGCTGAAAAACAACTTACTGCGTTGCATCCAGACTTTGCAGAACTCAAAGAAAGCGACGGCTTTCTACAGTGGCTAGAAGAACAACCATCAAGCATTTCTGATGGTGTCTATCGCAACAATACGGATGTTCGTTGGGCCGCAAGAGTGATCGATCTGTATAAAGCAGATGTTGGTCAGACCACTACTAAGTCGAGGCGATCTGGTTCTAAAGGGAATCAACGTGCAGAAGCAGCGCAAGCTGTAACACGCACAGCATCAAATCGAGGCTTAGAGACTCTAGGACCAGACAAAAAAGTCTGGACAGTAGAGGAAATCTCCCGGCTTAAACCGTGGGAATTTGAGAAATATGAGAAAGACATTGACGCTGCTTCCCGTGAGGGACGTATTGTTGATTCAATTTAACTTTTAACCATAGTAAGGAGAAACCGAAATGGCTTTTACTCGCGCTGGTGGTTATCAGAATCTACCGTCAGGTAATTTTGTACCCACTATTTTCAGCCAAAAAGTTCTCAAGTTTTTCCGTCGTGCGTCGGTTGCTGAAGCGATTACCAACACCGACTACGCTGGAGAAATTGAAAACTTTGGCGATACTGTGAACATTATCAAAGAACCTGCAATTACGGTTCGCGATTATGCTCGCGGTACTACCGTGAATACGGAAGACCTGTCTGACGATCAAATTCAGTTGACCGTCGATCAGGGCAACTACTTTGCTTTCAAAGTTGACGACATCGAAGAGCGTCACAGCCACCTTAACTTTGAGGCTCTGGCTACTTCGTCTGGTGCGTACAGCTTGAAGAAAGCTTTCGACTACAACGTTCTCAAGAACATTTACGACAACGCCGCTGCTTCGTCCGGTACGCTGAATACGCAAGGCACTTCAGCTAACACGGGTGATGAGGTCGCTGATCTCGTTGCACAAGCTGCTCGTAATCTTGACGAGAACGACGTTCCAGAAGAAAACCGTTGGCTTGTTGCACCGCCGCAGTTCTACGAAGTACTGCGTGGCGCATCGTCCAAGATTATGGATGCGTCGGTCACGGGTGGCGGTTCTCCGCTTCTGAACGGCAAAGTTACGGACAGGCCGCTTCACGGTTTTGATCTGTATCAAACTAACGCGATTGCAGTTGGCTCCACGGGTTCGGCAGCTTCGCACACTTTTGGCTCATCTTCTTCAAGTGGTCAGACGCTTATTCTGTACGGGCATAAGAGCGCGGTCGTTACGGCTTCGCACATTGCCAAGACGGAAGTGATTCGCGATCCTGATAGCTTCGCTGACGTTGTTCGTGGCCTTCACGTTTTCGGACGTAAGGTTCTCAAGGGCAGCGGCACGGGCTTTAAGGGCGCGTTCAAGGGTCTGATGGACTTGGATAGTTAAAGGGAGGACTAGAACATGGCTACTTATACCATTACGGGTGGCGGCAATACTGGTGTCTCCGCTAACGCTGTAGACGTTAAATTGCTTAGTGTAGTTGTAGATTTCAGTTCTACGACTAACGCGGCAAATGATGTCTTTGAATGTATCGAACTTGCTGCGAATACGTATGTCGTTACTGCCGGAATCGAGGTAATGACTGCTGACTCAGCAGGAAACAGCGGTACTGTTTCTTTGGGTGACGGTGATGATGTGGACCGTTATATTTCGGCTCAGACTATTGCCAATACTAACCTTGTTCCGATTCGCGCTCAAGCTGGTGCGGGTTCGCAAGGCACTACGTCGATTGGCTACGGTAACTATACCGCTGCTGACACGATTGACGTTGTGGTTGCAACGGGAGCAATTAACGCTGTTATTCGCGTTTGGGCAATCGTTGCTGACTATGACGGGCTTGGTGGAAACGAAGCTCAGAAAGTCACCTTCGCTTAATATATGTTCAGTGAGAGAGAGGGCTTTTCTTCTCTCTCACTTTACATACTTTCAACATAGGGAAAATAATGGCTACTTTTTTACAGTTAACAAATAGAATACTAAACGAGCTAAACGAGCCTGAACTTACTTCAAGCAACTTTTCTAGTTCGCGAGGTATTCAAACTGTTGCAAAGAATATGGTAAATAAAAGTATTCACGATATTTACAATTCTGAAGTACAGTGGCCTTTCCTTCATAGCGATCAAACAGATGGGCTTACGGCAGGAACACAAGAGTATGGATTTCAGTCTGATGCTCGACAAGCTAACATGAATACTTTTGTATTAATACCGTCTAATTTAATTACAAACGGTACTTTTACATCAAACATCACTAGCTGGAGTACTACTTCAGGAAGTCCTGCTAACGCCTCTGAACGTCTACGTCTTAATAACGCCGGGGCTGAACAGTCTATTAGCACAGTCGTAAACAAAGAGTACGTTCTTAGGTGTCGTACGTTTGGTGGAGATATTACACTAAACATTGGTACAGGGTCTGGTGGCACTCAGATATCCACACAGACACTATCCATCTCAAACTTAGGAGATGGTGAGTTTCATACGGTTACCTTTACAGCTACTACTACTTCTACATTTATAGGTTTTTCTAACTCTGCTTCTGCAAACTACGACGTAGATAGTGTAGAGGTATCTGAAAATATATCTCCTCGCAAGCTTGTATTTCTTTCTTACAATGAGTGGCTAGACAAGTTTTCTGATCGTGATCTCAATCCTACAGACACAGATCAGTTTGGCATACCATACTATGTATACGAAACATTTGATGACAAGTACGGACTTACACCTATACCTGATAGAGGCACGTTAAGTGTGCGTTATGAATATTATAAAACACACACTGATCTTTCAGCGCACGGTGACAGTCCTGATCTACCCTCACGTTACGATGATGTAATTGTAAACCGTGGTAAATATTATTGCCACATATTACGAGCCAATGTACCTGCTGCACAGTTATCTGAAAAGGACTACAAAGAAGGTTTAGCTCGTATGCGTATCGAACTTATTAACACAAAAGATTATTTCTATCCAGCAGGAATGAGGCTTTATAATACAACGCCATGACACAAGAAATAACCTCAAGTATTGTTACGACTTCGGGAGGTCTTATTTTAGATCAGGATGTATATTCCATGCCACCCGGAGCAGCTACAAAATTACAAAACTTTGAGCCGTCTGTATTGGGCGGTTATCGCCGTCTAAGCGGAACAGATAAGTATTCTTCTAGCCAGCCAAACGGAACAACCACTGTTCAAGGTGTATTTATTTATAAAGAACGTGTTTATGCTGTTTCTGGAGGAGTTTTAAAATACGGTACGGGAAGTTCTTGGACAGAGATAGCAACAGGTCTAACCTCTTCAGCAAGGGTGTACTTTGAAAGATACAACTACGAAAATACTGAAAAGGTAATCTTTGTAAACGGGTCTGACGCTCCAAGAGTAGTTAATGATACTTCTGTATCTACCATATCTGAAAGTTCTGTAAGTGGTGCTAAGTTTGTAGCGTCTTTTAGAGAACATATGTTTTATGCAGGAATGTCGGGTACTCCTCAAGAACTTGTATTTTCTGCACCGTTTAACGAAGATGATTTTAATTCAGGAAATGGTGCAGGATCAATCAAAGTTGATGATGCTATTACAGGATTAAAAGTATTCCGCGATAGCCTGTTTATATTTTGCCAAGACCGTATATTTAAAATTACTGGTAGTACAGTATCGTCTTTTGCAGTAGCTTCAGTCTCTCGTACTTTAGGATGTCTTGATGGGTTCAGCATTCAGGAAATAGGAGGTGATCTCGTTTTTCTAGGCCCAGACGGTATTCGTACAGTTCAAGGTACAGCGCGTATCGGTGATACAGAACTTGGTGTTATTTCTAAACCTATTCAACGTAGGTTTCAAAACATTATTTTAGACAGAATTTCTTCTGTAGTCATACGAGACAAAAGTCAGTACAGAATTTTCACTCCTTCGTCTGGCGGTGTAGAGTCTGCATCTCCCGGCATTATCGGAGTTATTAAAGGTAATCCACAAGGCCAAGTAGGTTGGGAGTGGTCTGACATACGTGGCATTAAACCTTCTTGCTCAGACTCACAGTTTATTAACGATGATGAGTTGGTCGTGCATGGAGGTTTTGACGGATATATATACAAGCAAGAATCTGGAAATACTTTTGCAGGTACAAATATTCAAGCCAGCTACCGCTCTCCTGATCTGACATTAGGTGATGCAGGTATTCGTAAAAACATGCAACGCATTAACGTTAACTACGATGCAGAGGGATCAGTCGCTCTTTCGCTTGGCGTAAAGTTTGATTTTGAAGACCCTGCAACTCCTCAACCAGCAGACTATTCTCTTACTACACAAAGCACACAAGCTATCTACGGCTCTGCTGTATATGGCACAGGTGTTTACGGTTCTGACGGTTTTCCAATTATACGACAATCTATAGAGGGCAGCGGATTTACTGCTGTTGTGAAGATAGATGATATTTCAAGCAATCCTCCAATCACACTTAAAGGTTTTCAACTAGAGTTCACACCGGGAACAAGGATGTAATAAAAATGGGTACAGCGTATTCAGCAAGACAAAGCTCTTACAGTGATGGCGACACTATCGATGCCGCAGATTCTAATGATGAATTTAATGCCATTCTAAGTGCTTTTGGTACAAGTGGTCACACACATGATGGGACTGCTGGTGAAGGCGGCAACGTTACTGCACTTCGCGGAGATACTTTAACGTTTGGTCTAGGCACAGCAGGAGCGGATATTGTACTGACGTTTGACGGTGAGAACAATAATGGTGTGCTTTCTTGGATGGAAGATGAGGATCATTTTAAGTTTGATGATGATGTTAAAATTATTGATGATAAAAATATAATCTTAGGAACTAATGATGACATCACTATAAAATATGATGAAACTACAAATAACTCTCTAGAGATTGCAGCAAACGTAGAAGGCGCTGCTTTGGGCGTAGTTCTAAAAGCAGATCAAGGCGATGACGCTGGTGATGAATGGAAACTTAATATCGCTGATGGGGGAACGCTTACACTAGGTAATGATATAAACAGTGCAGGTACGTATGTAACGCATATGACCTTAACTCCTAACGCTACTGTAGCTAACTCTACGGCAGCGTTTGCAGGAAACGTTACAGTTGCAAATGCTCTATCTATCGGTGGAACAGCCTTAACAGTTACAGGCGCAGAGCTTAACATCGTAGATGGAGGAACCTCTGCAACCTCTACAACAGTCGCAGATGCTGACCGTGTTGTATTTAACGACGATGGCACCATGAAGCAGGTCGCTGTTACAGACCTAGCAGCGTACTTTGACGATGAAATTACAGCGATGCCTAATCTTACATCTGTAGGCACTCTAACAACTCTTACTGTAGACAATGTAATTATTAACGGAACCACAATCGGTCATACAAGTGATACGGACCTAATGACTGTAGCCGATGGTGTTCTTACAGTTGCTGGTGAGGTCTCCATGACCACGCTAGACATTGGAGGTACAAACGTAACCTCTACTGCTGCTGAGATTAATCTTCTTGACGGTGGAACGTCTGTAGGTGGTTCGATTACAATCGGAGACTCTGACGGGTTTATTATAAACGACGGTGGAACTATGAAGACAATTCCAGCGTCTGACATTAAGACCTATGCTGCAACTACTACTGCTGCTGATGACATTGCTGCTGGTGATGCTGCAATTAATCTTACGACTACTTCTGGCAATATCACCATCGATGCTCAAGGTAACGATACAGACATCATACTGAAGGGTACAGACGGTAGTTCTGACACAACGTTCTTAACGATTGATGGCAGTGATGCTGGTACAGCTTCGTTCAATCACGATGTAAAACTAGCTTCTGACGCCTCTATTTTAGGGTTTGGCGCAGACAATGATGTAACTCTTACACACGTACACGATACAGGGCTTCTTCTTAACAGCACGATGGCTCTTCAGTTTAATGATGCTTCACAGTTTATTAACGCTCCAAGTGCTACTGTTCTAGATATTAATGCTACTGACGAAGTAGAAGTCAACGCTACTTTGATGGACGTAAACGCAAACCTAGATGTTTCGGGTACGTACACTGGTGGCGGCACAATGACCACTGGCGGTAATATTGTAATACCGAATGCGGGCACGATTGGCAGTGCATCTGATACTGATGCTATAGCCATTACATCAGGAGGTAACATTGGTATTAATACAACATCTCCTGCAAAGAAACTTTCAGTTAACGGTCCTGCACTAGCAACAATTAGTGCGCTTACAGACGGTTCTACAATTACACCTGACTTTGATACTGCACAAAACTTTTCTGTAACTTTAGGTGGAAATCGTACACTTGCAAACCCAAGTAATATTGACGCTGGACAAACTGGCTCTATATTTGTTACACAGGACGGAACAGGTAGTCGTACACTTGCGTTTGGTAATAAGTTTGCGTTTGCTGGTGGAACTGCACCTACGCTAACGACTACAGCATCGGCTGTAGATCGTATTGACTACATTGTTATGAGTTCTTCAATTATACAAGCTGTTGTATCACTTGACGTAAAGGTGCCTTCGTAGAATGGTATTTCAAAATAATTTGTTGGCTGGAGCTTCTGGAGCTACTGGCACAGCACCGTTTAACACAACTCTGATTGGTAATTCAGTTTGGCTAGATGGTAGTGCTGATGAACTAACTAGATCAACAACAAGTCACAGTTCGACTGAATGCGTCATGGCATGCTGGTTTCAACTTAATACATTCACTACCGGCAATATAGGTTTGATGGGTCTTGGAACTGGCACAAGTGGTTCCACTAACGCTGGTCTGTGGTTTTCTGGAAACGCTCTATATTTTTATGCTAACGGGCAAGGATCAGTTACAACTCAGCTTTTTCGAGATATTGGATGGTATCATGTTTTGGGAAGCTGGAAGTTAGATGAGTCGAATATGGATAAAGGAAGATTATTTATCAATGGGGAAGAGGTAACGAGTTTTTCTGATGATAGAAGAGATAACTGGGGTACAAGTTTTGGAAGTACAGCTACTCAATCAGTTGGCAGTGCTTTTGATACGACTATGTTCACTGGTTACATTGCTCAACCTATAATGCTAGATGGACAATCTATACAAGGTGGTGATGTAGCGATCACAGATTTTGTAGATACATTTACGTTTGGAACAAATGGCTCACAAGCTATACCAAAGAAAGATAGTGAGGTTGCTGCACTCGCGTCGAGTGCTGGTGGCAACAGTTTTTGTCTAGACTTTTCTGATAGTTCTGGAACAGATGCTGTAAATTTAGGAAATGATATCAGCAGCGGTAATAAGGATTTGACGCCTAGCAGCATGGCAGCAGCTAATCAATCAGTACACACGCCTAGTTTAGTCTATCCAATAATGAACCCTCTTA